CACCCGAAGGCGCAGGTAGAGCCATTAGGGATTTCCTCCGTTAGGGGACTATGGGTTTATGTTGTTAAAAGCGACCCTGTGAGGGTCGCGCCTTTAGGAGCCTGTCCCGCATTTGCATGTACTGTTCCATCGGCATATCACGGATGTCCTCCGCTGATAATGTCTGCTGCTCCGTCTGAGTTTCCATTGGCCCAACCGGGGGTGCCGTTATGGGCGACCCCCGCAGACTACTCGGTTGAGCGGTCTGCTGGATTGATTCTAGTATAGCACTACTACGGTCTCTTAGTACCGAAATAGAGTTTTCGATCTCGTCTTCAGTAGTACCAGCGACGAGGTCACGAAGTTCAGGAATAATATACTCCTCTTCTTCAGTCATGCGACGCTGCTGGTAAACCTCCAACTCACGATAACGACGCTCCTTTTCAAGCATCGCGTCCTGAGAGGCACGCTCCTCTTCAATCTTGGCGAGGCGTCCCTCCCATTCCGTTTCCACGGACTTCAACTTCTCATCGAACTCGGTCTCACGCTTAACGATGAGTTCCTTGGCGCTGAGTTCTTCCTCTTCACGCTTCCTGAGGGCATCAGATTCAGCCTTAGCCAAGCGTGCAGCCTCCGACCTGTTCTCTTCACTCTCGTGGTTCAGAACATTCAGTTGGTCTTCAAGTGTCCTGACTCGTCCATCGGAGTCCTCAAGTCGCTTGTACAACTTGTCCTTCTCCTGAGTACGAATACGCTCTACATCCTCTTCAGTGAATGTACGAGCAGATGCTGATTCTTCAGTCCCCACTGCAAAAGCAGTTTCGGCAACCTCAGCATTGTCAGCAGGTTGCTGACTGGGGGGCAACACTACGAGTTCAGGCGTAGTGGTATCCGCAGGTGTCTCGGCCATAACTATTCTCCATCTCTGGTTTGGCGGTTAATAACTAAAGTAATGCTACTTATGCTTCTTCTTCTGAGGGAATACGGCGCTGGGCTAGCCTCGCCCCGTATGCCCGCTGAATCAAGTTGTCTAACAACCCTGCGTCCGCACCGGGCATACCGACACCGGGGAATACCCCACCGTCTTCTCCGGTAGACGCTCCGCCGGGAGGTGCGGCCCCTTCGGGGGGCAGCATTCCAGTGGCGGCATAAACGGCCTGCATGATCTGGGCGTTGAACATCTCCAACGTGCCAGAGTCCATAGCGTCTTCCATCTGTTCCTCAAACACCTCAGCCATCTTCTCGTTCGGGAACTCTTCCCCGAGAATCTGAAGAGCCCCGCGCTTGGACTCAAGGCCAAGGGCAAGTTTGGCTTGGATTTCGTTCAAGGAAATCAGTACGTCAACTGGCAGCGGATCGGGCCAGTGAACAGTGGTTGCATAGGTGAGCGGGTCTGTAGGATCAAGTTCAATAGCGTTGTCCTTCTCTGGCATTCCAGAGACAGACGCATCAAATAGCAGTAACTGCGGCTCAAAGACAGCAGCAGTGCGGATAACCAGTTCATTGACCTTCTGCAAACCCCTAGTGAAGTGTACCTTCTTCATAGTATAGCGATTCATCATAGGCTGGTACTGAATAGCCAGTGCAACACCGCTGGTATTGGAGATGGGCTGGGTCTGACCAAGTGCAGTTTCAGGCACACCAGTTAGTTCGTGCATCGTGCGCTTGATGTGTTGGATGTACTCAAGCGCACCTGCCATCTCCCCTCGGGATTCAAGGTTGAAGACGTTGCTATCCTTGGGCAACCCAGCCCAAACCTTCTTAGGACCTCTTTCCAACTGACTCGCCTTGGCTCCGGTGATGATAGTTACCGGTGCGGCGTGGTAGTTGATGATGTCCGACACCTCAGCCATCTTCTCGTTCAACTCTCGGTTGAGCGGAATGATGTCCCAGATGTCACTCTGCCCCCACGGGGAGGACGAAATGGTGGTATTAGGGATGTGGACGACAGGAATATGCCCAATAGCATTGGGGTAGGTGTCCACCAACTCGTCGTTGATGTACTGCTCTACTGTCTCGTCGGTGATGATCTCGGTGAATGTATAGACCTGACGAGTACCCTCTGAAGCCGTCCCCCAGAACCGGTACTTCAACTTAAAGCGAAGTAGTCGGGTCCTGTCGTGGGGATGGTATTCAGGGAAGCAATGGGCTGGGTTGAGGGGGAGAATGCGAATCTTACCCGCAATAGGAATGCCAATGGGGTCCACGTAGGGCTCCTCATAGGCAACCTTGACGAAGCAATCCCCAGTGACAGAGGCCAACTGGCCCATCTCCCACAGGGTGTGCTCCTTGTTGTTGTGCTGTTCCCACACCCTGTTGAGGAGGTGGGGGATAATAGCGTTGTTCTGCTCTGGGGTGCGGAACTGCACACTCTTACCAAAGCAGAAGTTCGTGATGTAGTCCGACATTGTGCGGACATAGTTCAGATAGAACTGGGACTCACCGAACTCTCGTCGGTACGCCCAGTGGTGTCCGAGGTACCACGCCCACGCTGCCGAGTAACGGTTCAGACGTGGGCCGTGGACCTCAAACTCTTCATCGGCTAGTTCAACTAGGCCGAGGGGTGAGATTGCAACGGTGAGATCACTAGCCGAAGCCCGATAGGACGGGGACCAGAAATCAACAGCCATGAATCACACCCGAGGAAAGTCTACGTAGCAACTACCCAATACTATACACCATAAATGGTGTATGTATCAGTCGCTCAACGAAGCCGTGCCCTTCGTACCCAACTGGGAAGCCAAGGCTCCCTTGAGTACAGAGATGGCAGCGGCAATACCTGCACCGGCCATCATCTTCCACTGATCGACACCAAGGTCGAACATGGAGTTGGAGGTCATGGCCCCGAGTGCAGCCTGCACGAACGTGGCGAGAACTCGCTCTACTAGATCCTTCGTAATCATATGTAACAATCCTTGATCGGAAATAGGACTTGCGTTCCCAATGGGTCAGCGGCTACCATTATACATGAACCAGAAGAACCAAGGAGCAAAACCATGCCCGGAACGTCAAGCGAGATCGTGACCGACCCCCTAAAAACATACCCTGATCAGGCACTTATCGCCAAGATCGGGGCTGACCTGACCACCCAGTTTCAGTACGGATGGCTGGAACACTACTTTGAGGGGTTCCTCTCCGAGACGCTGGAGAAGTTGCTCGTTGACCACCACAAGACCCTCAAGGGGATCTCTGAACAACTGGCTGTGGATGTGCTGGTCTACCTGACCGACAACGAGTTGATCTAGTCGTCCTCGTGAGAGAGCCCACCGTCCGTGGTGCCACCGAACATCCAGCCGCGCTGGTTGTCGGACTCGCGTTCCACAATGGGCTGGTCGGTGTCTAGGGGGTCGCTGCTGCTCTCCCACCGATCAGCCTCGCCTTCTGCAAGCACATGCCCCGGAGCGATGTTCGCCGGATGGTTGGGGTTGTACTCAGTGGTGAAGTTTGAGCGTTGGAACGAAGCCTCCTGATTGTTCTCTTTCGCAAAGGTACGTGAGGCACTAAACCCCTGTGCTCTTTCAGCGAATCCTCGGGACACATCCAAGTACGCCTTTCCATTTGAATCCCAGCCACCCACTAGAGCATCAATAGTGGTTAGGGCAGCGAGGTGCTTCGGTGAGTTGATGTAACCAGCCACCTGCTCCTTACCAAAGGACTCAAGTGCGTGCTTACGTTCAAAGCCCTCGTGCGAAACGAAGACACCAGTCTCAGGGCGCTCTCCGGTGCGGGGATTGACTGTAAGTCCCCCCACTTCGTGCATCTCCCGAACGACCTCGTCTGGGTTGATGCGCTCATAGATCGCTGGACCACTCATGTCCACCGGATCATTGGTGGCTAGGTCAGTGGGGCTATCAGGCATACCCCATTGTACCACTGTCAACAGTACTCCTTGTCCCTGTACATGGCCCAGCCGTCACGAATCGTCACCATCTCAAGGTTGAACTTGCCGTCCCCCTCTTCGTACTGAACCACACAGAGGCCCTGTTGCCAGTTCTCGTGCCTCTTTAAGGGCCTGCCGTCTAAGTCGGTGCCTCCCTTGGTAGATGGCACCGCCCCGTCAATGCGAGCCAAGCAGCCGGGGGACGCAGCGACCACGGTCCTAGCACCGTCGTAGTCTTCCCGAGTCATCTCTGCCCACTCACGACGATGGATATGTCCGTAGAGTACCGATACCTTCTCACGGTTCAGGTAGGCATGAGCAGTACTACCATTAGACCGGACCAGATCGCCGTGAATAACCTTGATGTGTTCGTTGATCCACACACAGGAAGCGGGGTAACCAGCAAGGTACTCAATGTCGAAGTCGTCCAGCCTGCACAGACTGGGAACACTGAGCACCGGCCAACTGTCGGGCTGGGAACCAACCCGAATGCCGAAGGCTGCGGCAGCGTTGTCCAACATGAAGTTGGTCAGCCTCTCCTCGTGATTGCCCGCCAGCCATTTGATCTCTGCTCCGGGGGCCGCAGCACGCAGGGCTGCACATATCTCGGTCGCCCGATCCACCGACGCTTGGGTGGTCTGTTGGAAGGCTGGAGACAGACGGTATTTACCCAACTCAGGAAGGTCCAGATTGTCTCCAACCAGCACCAGCAACTCGGGCTTGATGTCGGAGACCATCTCCACAGCCAACGCTATGGCCCCCTCGTCGTGAGTACCCTCCAGTTCCCCATCCTTGTTTCGGAAGTACCCGATCTGCATGTCGGGAAGAACCACACAGGTGTTTAGCGCCGTCTTCTTCTTCTTGGGGGGAGTACCCTTGGGAAGTTTGATTGTGGGTCCGGGTTGTATGACCGGCCATTCCGGTCCTGCTTCCCACGACGGAGAAATCTGGATACCAACCAGATCATGTATCTGAGCCTCACCCTCGGCGTCCTTCGTTAGAGACTGGTACAGGGACACCTTCTTGATGTCACCTATCTCCTCTAAGTCTATATTATGCCGATCCAGTAGGTCAGCCAGTTTGCCCAGAGCCTGCTTGGGTGGGCCGTTTTCCAAACGCTTTGACAGTTCACTCGCAGTACTCACAGGTCCTCCCCAGTGGTGTAGCAACCACACGACTCCCGCAAATGACGTTGAATAGTTGCCGCCGAGATGCTGTACCCCTGACTGGTAAGGACCGTAGCCAGCCATGAAGTGGAGTAGACCTTACGCTGTCCGTTGTTGAGGTCAGACCTGATCTTGTCCAACGCCTTGTTCACGGCTTCCTGCTCCTCCTCATTCAGTCCGTCCTTCACACGAGCAAACAGACAGTCACGGGGACGAGGGCTCCGTAGAGGGGTCTCTAGGGCTTCCACGAGAGTTACTGGGGGTGCGTCCAAGGCAAGTACTCCTTCTGCTACTACTCATGTTACACGACACAACACCTTCAGGTGAGCACTTCACTTCTTGGCAGGTGTCTTCTTCTTTCGGGGGGGCTTGGTAGGCGTCTTGTGCCACTCCAAGTGGTCGTTCAACAACTCACCATTCTTATCCACAGACCCCTTGATTGACTCAAGGGCACGGGAGACGACAGAGAGTTTCTTGACGACATCGGCGTGGTCCCGACGGTTCTCACTACGAAGGCTACGTAGCAGTACTCCCAGTACACCGAATGTGCCGGTGACCAGTGCCGCCACGACGAGTCCCCATGCTTCGGTCATGCTTGATCCCAGAAGTGTGAGTCACGTTCCAACGGCTGGCCGCTAGGAGTCACATAGGGCTGCCCTGCTCGGCGCTCACCGTCGGTCCTTTGCGTGCCCTTCTGAGTAAGTTGTGAGCGTTCAATCCCCTCAGCCCCAACCCATAGAGTCGCCTGAATGTCCTTGGACGAAGCACCTGCAAAGCGAGGATCACTCCCAACCAAGCGATCCCGCACGGTGTCGGTCACCCGCTCAAAAGAGTCATAACGGGACTCACCCCGTTGGTAGGACCCCCTCCCCACTCCGGTTAGCCCCCTGCCGTCCCTAGCCTTCGTTAAACCGCGCTCGTCCTTCCACGGTACCCGCTTGTTGGCAATAACGTCTGCAAACCGTCCGTCCACCGTAGTCTTCGTGGAACTGGGGTCCTCAATGTTCTCTGCGAACGAATGGGTCTTTGGAGCCGTGAGGACATCCCTCCACTCCTGCCCTTGCAGAATGCGGTGAGCCTTGGCGAATCCATCGTCATACACCCCAGATATTGAAGGTACTACCTCACTCAGCATGGCCTTAACTTCTGGTAGCCGTGGCATCTGCTTGCCTGCGTCTTTATGCCCCGTCGGGAATCTACGGGAAGCGCTCCTGTGGATGTCATCCCAGTTCTGGGGAGATAGATTTCCTATCTCCTCAAGGGCCTTTATGTTCTTAGAAGCAAACTCTACGTTAGGGGAGACAGCGGCAACAATACCTGAGCCCTGAGATAGA